ATTCTATAAGGTGCACATTGTTCCTTACTACTTGCTCTACCTTTCGGAGTGGCCTAGAATTCTAGAAGTAGTTAAGAAGTGGTGTGTATCTTATAGAATAGTAAAGTAAAACTATTATATTTTAACAACAAAGGGAGTGAAAAGTAAATGGCAAGAACAACAAAGTCTAGTAAAAGAGACTTAGACCAAACTTTTGCCCCTGCCCAAACTCCGCAAGCACGAGAACAACAGATGGTAACGCTAGCAATGGATCAAGCTGAGAGACAATTAAGAGAAGGAACTGCAAGTTCTGCTGTGATTTGTCACTTTTTAAAGCTTGGAACAACAAACGCGCAGCTTGAGAAAGAAAAATTAGAGAATGAGAACTTACTTTTGAAGGCTAAAGCAGAAGCTTATGAGTCTGCAAAAGATATTAAAGAACTTTACACAAGCGCTTTGGATGCTATGAAGATTTATGGAGGTCGTGCTGATTCGAATGATGATTAGAAGTTATAGAGAACTTAAAAACTTAAAAACTTTTGAAGAAAGATTCGATTACCTCAAACTAGGCGGTGGGGTAGGTAAAACAACTTTTGGTTTTGACAGATATTTGAATCAAGTATTCTACAAATCTAGAGAATGGAAAGATGCTAGAAGAGAAGTTATACTAAGAGATAATGGCTGTGATTTAGGAATTGTTGGAAGGGAAATTCCTAGTGGTATTATTATACATCATATGAATACTATTACAATAGAACAAATAGAAGACAGAGATCCGATTATATTTGATCCTAATTATTTAATATGTTGTTCTCATAAAACACATAACGCAATACATTATGGCGATAATAATTCTCTATATAAGGAACCAATAGAAAGAAAAAAAGGAGATACTAAATTATGGTAGAACATTATTTAGTCCATCACGGTATTCTAGGTCAGAAATGGGGTATAAGAAGGTATCAAAACTATGATGGAAGCTTAACATCTGCAGGAAAGAAACACTATGCAAAAACTATTTACAAAGATGTTATAAAAAATGTAAAAAAAGGATCACCTTATGGAGGAAATAAATTCTCTGATGAAAATAAGAAATATTTAAGAAAAGTTTCAGAGGATATAGCAGTAAATGCTCTTAATGGTGGAGATAATGTATGGAAACAATCTAAAAAAGTTAGTGAAGAAATACTTGGAAAATATGCAGATAAACCAATATCACTTATTAACGGAAAATTAACAAAACCTGCAAAAGATTGGCTTAATGGATATTTAGGAAATATATCTGCGGATTATTACAATGAAGCAAAAGAAAATAATAAAAAAGTTCAAGAAGCTAGAAAACAATTATTATCTGATTTAAACAAATATTCAAAAGACATCGAAGTAGTTGATATGACTAAATTCATGAAAGATAAAAAATACAATGAAAAATGGAATGAAAATGCAGAATTAGGTCTTAAAGCTATAAGAAAAATGGACGGTACGAATAGTGATATAGAACTTGATAAAGGTTGGAGAGATTGGTTTTTATTTGAAGACCAAACAATTGGAATGCCAACAGTAGCTAATATGGTAAATGCAGGAATTCCAAAAGAAGATGTTAAAAACATTATAAAAAATGCTAATAAATCAGGAATAGATTCCAATGAACTATCAAATGACAATCATAATTATTCTATATATGAAATACAAGATGGTAATTGGAATAATAAATTAGAAAAATTTGCTGATGCATGTTATGAAATCAAGGAGGAGAAATAGTAATGAAACTTAATAAAATTAACACACCAAAAGACTTTTCAAAAGAAATGAACGAATCAATTATAGATGGTTTTGAAGAATGTATTAAAGAAGAACCAATTCCTGAACCAGAAGAACCAGTATTTGAAAAGAAGACTGGAGTTGTAGTGAATTGTACATCACTTTATGTAAGAAGTGCAGGGCATGCAAATACTACACCAATTGATACAATCAATCTTAATGATTCTGTAGACATTATAGGAGAAAACGGAGATTTCTGGCAGATTGAAAAACCAGAAGGCTTTGTAATGAAAAAATTCATAAAGGTGAAATAATATGCAAGAACAGTATTTAGTCCATCACGGCATACTAGGTCAGAAATGGGGAGTAAGGAGATATCAGAATAAAGACGGAACCCTTACAAGTGCTGGTAAAAAAAGATACGGAAGTTGGTCTTATGAAGATACTAAAAAATGGTATGAAGATGCTAAAACTAAAGCTAAAGAAAAAGAAAAACCAGTAGATCACCAAAAATCGAAAAGCCAAGTTGGATGGTTTATTAGTAGTTTAATATTAGATGTAGCTCGTTTAAATCCTGTTGGTCTAGGAATAGACATAGTAAGAGGAGGCCAAGCAATAAACGCATCTATAAAACAAAAGAAATTCGATAAAGAAAAAATGGATGACGAAATAGATAAGAAAACTGGCTTTAGATTAAAAAGTAGAGAGTATACTGAAAAAGAAGATCTTGAACGAATCAATCCTTCACTTTACAATTTCGATGAGAATACAAAATCAAATTGTATGTTATGCACTTCCGCTTATGAATTGAGAAGAAGAGGATATGATGTCGAAGCGAATGTTGCATCTGAAGGATACTATGAAGAAGATGTAGGAAGGTGGTTTAAAAATGCGAAAGTAAGCGCAATAGCAACTACAAATAATAATGCTTTAAAAGCATTTTCAAAAGAAGACGTTAATAACATCATAACTACAATAGAAAAACAGCCAGAAGGTTCCAGAGGAAACATAATGGTTAATTGGAAAGGTATGATGTGTGGTCATAGTATGATATACGAAGTTAAAGATGGCAAAATGATAATAAAAGATGGCCAATCTAACAAAGTATATGCAGATCCTAGTAAAATTTTAAAGAATTGCTGTTTCGAAGTTAACTACGTAAGAACAGATAATCTAGAACTTAATATGAAAGGTATTAAAGAGGTATGTAAATAATGGATAAAATAATTAATATTTTTAATAAAAAATTTCCAAATTTAACAGTAACAAAAATCTTAGATAGTGATGATTACTATGTTATAGAAGCAGTAGAAGATCTAAATAGAAGAGATTACAATGATCCCTATTGGGCGATGCATAAAAAAACTAATAAAATAATAAAGTATAATCCAAGTTTCGATCTTGAAAGTTTCTTTGAACTTTTAGATAAAGAACCATCATACTCTATAATTTAAGGAGAAACAAATGTTATCAAACACAGCAACACCATACTACTATGGCCAGTTTCGTGATGCTGTAATTAGAGGAGAAATACCAGTAAATCGTGAGATTTCTATGGAGATGAATCGAATAGATGATCTAATAGATAATCCACGATATTACTTTGATAACGATGCCGTTACTGGTTGGATTAAATACTGTGAAAATGAACTAACACTTACTGATGGTTCTGATTTAAATCTATTAGATTCATTTAAAGTATGGGGTGAACAGGTATTTGGTTGGTTCTATTATGTAAATAGAAGTGTATATGAACCAGGTAAAGATGGACATGGCGGTAGATATGTTAAGAAGAGAATAAAGAAAAGACTCATTAATAAACAATACTTGATAGTTGCCAGAGGTGCTGCTAAATCAATGTATGAGTCTTGTATTCATTCATATTTTCTTAATGTAGACACCACGACAACTCATCAAGTCCATACAGCACCAACAATGAAACAGGCAGAAGAGGTGTTATCTCCAATAAGAACTTCAATTACAAGAGCAAGAGGTCCTCTCTTTAAGTTCTTGACTGAGGGTTCTTTACAAAACACGACTGGTTCCAGAGCCAATCGAATGAAACTCGCATCTACTAAGAAAGGAATAGAGAACTTCTTAACAGGTTCTTTATTAGAGATACGACCAATGACAATCGATAAGCTTCAGGGATTAAATAGTAGAATTAATACTATTGATGAATGGTTGTCAGGAGACATTAAAGAAGATGTTATGGCACCATTGGAACAGGGAGCATCCAAAAATGATGACTGGCTTATTATTGCTGTATCTTCAGAAGGTACTGCAAGAAATGGTCCAGGTGATACAATCAAAATGGAGCTTATGAAGATACTAAAAGGTGAATACAGAAATGATCACATATCTATTTGGTGGTATAAATTGGACTCATTAGAAGAAGTTCCAAAACCAGAAATGTGGTTAAAAGCAAATCCAAATCTTGGAAAGACAGTTACTTATGAGACATACCAGATAGATGTTGAAAGAGCAGAAATGTCGCCAACAGCTAGAAATGATATTCTTGCTAAAAGATTTGGAATACCAATGGAAGGTTATACATACTATTTCACATATGAAGAAACCATTCCTCAGAAAAGGAAAAGAGATTTCTGGAATATGCCATGTAGTATGGGAGCTGACTTATCACAAGGTAATGACTTCTGTGCTTTTACATTTCTATTTCCTCTTCCTAGAGAAGAATTTGGAATAAAAGTAAGAAGTTATATTACATCTACAACCCTTATGAAATTACCTTTAGCTATGAGAACTAAGTATGATTCTTTTATAGAAGAAGGTAGTTTAATTGTATTGGAAGGTACTATTCTAGATATGATGGATGTGTATGATGACCTTGATCAGTATATAGTTGATACCGGATATGATGTAAGATCGTTCGGATTTGACCCATATAATGCAAGAGAATTTGTAGAAAGATGGGAAAAAGAGAATGGAGCTTTTGGTATTGAAAAAGTTATACAGGGAGCTAAAACTGAATCAGTTCCACTTGGTGAATTGAAGAAGTTAGCAGAAGAAAGGAAGTTACTTTTCGATGAAGAACTTATGTCATTCTCAATGGGAAACTGTATAACTATAGAAGATACAAACGGTAACAGGAAACTGTTAAAGAAAAAATATGAGGAAAAAATCGATAATGTGTCTGCTATGATGGATGCATTTGTCGCATACAAACTTAATAAGGAGTCGTTTGAATAATGGAAAGCATACTTAATACTATAAAAAAGATGCTTGGTATCGAAGAAGAATATGAACATTTCGACCAAGACATCATAATAGCTATTAACACAGCCTTTGCTACATTAATGCAACTTGGTGTCGGGCCAACATCTGGTTTTAGTATTAACAGTAAAGATGCTACATGGCAAGATTTCTTAGGAGATTCAACGGATTTAGAGATGGTAAAAACATACATATTTATGAAAACTAAATTAATGTTTGATCCATCTTTAACATCTAATATTAACGAACTCTACAAAGAACAAATAAAAGAACTTGAATGGAGATTAAATGTTCAAGTAGATGGAGGTAAAAGATGAGTTATTTCGTTGACGAAACCGAACTATATCATCACGGCATACTAGGTCAGAAATGGGGAGTAAGGAGATATCAGAATAAAGATGGTTCACTTACTCGTTTAGGCAAAAAACATTGGGAAATGTTAGATGATGATACGGTTAATAGAGAAAGAAACAGAGCTATTAATACAGGTGATCTAAAAACTATAAAGAAACATAGAGATAGATTTTCTGCAGATGAAATAGACAGAGCTATTAGACAGAAAAATGCTAATGAAAAACTTAAATACGAAATGTCTAGAAAAGGTAAAAAAGAGAAAAAAGAAGCTGAAGAAGAAGCTAAAAAAGCATTAGAAGCAAGAAAATTTGCTGATAAAATGAATACGGTTTCTAATACCATAGGTTCTGTAGCAAACACACTAGGTAGAGGTAGCGATGCTTATAATAATTTCGCAAAAGTTTCAAATAGTTTATTCGGAACAAGTTTTAAGTATATTAAAGAGAAACAAGAAAAAGAGCCTACAAAATGGTCAATGGATAAACTTATGAAAACGAAGTTTGAAAATTTAACTTCTGAAGAATTAGCAGAAATTGGTAAAGTTGTTGAAAATTCAAATAAATTAATGAATTTCCATAATACATATGGCAAATATGGAAATAATAAACAGCCCAATAATTCGAATAATCAAGCTTCTCAACAGCCCAATAATTCGAATAATCAAGCTTCTCAGCAGCCTAATAATTCGAATAATCAAGCTTCTCAACAGCCCAATAATTCGAATAATCAAGCTCCTCAACAGCCTAATAATTCGAATAATCAAGCTCCTCAACAGCCTAATAATTCTGTTAAGAAAGGATCTGCTATATTAGGACAGAAATGGATAAAAACCGAAAATAATGCTACTACTGAAACTGGTAAAACAGAAATTTCAAAAGTACTTAGTTCACCATCATTTAGTGGAAGTAGTATAAAAGCAGTATCAACTTCACAGAATTATAAAACAGGAAGCGATTATTTGAGATCATTATACTCTGACTATGATTCTAATAGAGATTATTACGATTCAAGATATTATTATGACCATTCTGATGAAGTTCCATTTTTGAAAAAGTAGGTGAAATAATATGAAAGAACATTATTTAGTCCATCACGGTATTCTAGGTCAGAAATGGGGTATAAGAAGGTATCAAAATGAAGATGGTACTTTAACTGAAGAAGGAGAAAAAAGATATGGTACATCTTTAACTAATGTTTATGATAGAGATAATGAAGATGACGATTATAATTTACCAAAAATACTTCTATATATAGGATAATAGACAGTAATAAAGAAGACCAAAATTTTAATGAAAACGATAAATACACATACGGTTATGACTATGATAATAATCGAGATGATGATTTTTATACTCAATTTGGTAAAAAAAATAAGTCAATATACATCCGTTGACGATTCTATTATTGCCGGAAAAGCTAGTATAGGTAAAACTTTTGTGGATAAAATGTTTTCTTTTGAAGATGAAAATGATATAAAAGCAATGAAAGTTCCATATAAAGCTGCGTGTCAAAAAAAAAAACTGGAGAAGAATTTGTAAGTGACTTATTTTCTCTTCCATATAATCCAGAAAAACATAAAGAACAATTAGAACGTTTAGGTGCAGATATAACATCTAGACTAGTTGCTTCTAGAAGAAATGAATGGAAAGATGAAGAAATGAGAGAAGAAGGAATGAGGGATTTAGATACTGCTAGAAATGATATCGGAACAAGTATTGTAAATGACCTAATTTCTAAAGGATATGCTGGAATGAGAGATTACCATGATTATGGAAGCGTTGCAAATGTCACAACACCAACAGTAGTATTCGATCCTAGTAAAAACCTAAAACTAGAACAAAATTGGGTTGATGAATATTTGAAAACACATTAATAGGAGAAATCAAAATGAGCTTAAAAGACAGATTACAACATGCTTGGAATGCTTTTACAGCAAATAAAGATCCCACACACTTTAATAGAGGATATACATACTCATCTAGACCAGATAGGCCTAGATTTAGTAGAGGTAATGAGCGTTCATTAGTAACCTCAGTACTTAATAGAATGTCACTAGATGTTGCATCTAACGAGTTGCAGCATATAAAAACTGACTCTGAAACTGGTTATGTGAGCCATATGAATTCTTCTCTTAATTATTGTTTGAAAGAAGAAGCAAACATAGACCAGACAGGTAGAGCATTAATACAAGATATTGCAATGTCGATGTTTGATGAAGGATGCGTCGCAGTAGTACCAGTGGATACAACTATAGACCCTAAGACCTCGGCTTCATTTGAAATCAATTCATTGAGAACGGCAAAAATCATTGAATGGATGCCAAGACATGTAAGAGTTAGATTATATGATGACAGACTCGGCAAATTTAGTGAAATAATTCAGCCAAAAGACAACGTAGCAATAATTGAAAATCCGTTTTATTCAGTAATGAATGAACCAAACTCAACATTACAGAGATTAATGCGTAAGTTAGCATTATTGGATGTGATTGATGAACAAGCTGGTTCTGGAAAATTGGATTTAATTATTCAGTTACCTTATGTAATAAAGTCACAGGCAAGAAGAGAACAAGCTGAACAAAGAAGAAAAGACATAGAAATGCAGTTAAGCGGAAGTAAATACGGAATAGCTTATACTGATGGTACAGAGCATATAACTCAGTTAAACAGATCTTTAGATAATCAGCTTGTAAAACAAATTGAATATTTAACAGATCTTCTCTATTCACAATTAGGTATTACTATTGAAATTCTTAATGGTACAGCAGATGATAAAACAATGCTGAATTACTATACAAGAACAATAGAACCAATTGTATCAGCTATAGCGGAAGAAATGAAAAGAAAATTCTTATCTAAAACAGCAAGAACACAGGGTCAATCTATAAGGTTCTTCAGAAATCCATTTAAACTTGTTCCTGTAAATGAAATAGCTGACATAGCAGATAAGTTTACTCGTAATGAGATTCTTTCTACTAATGAAGTTAGACAACTTGTTGGATTCAAGCCTATTGAAGATCAGAAAGCTGATGAACTTAGAAATAAGAACATTAACGCTTCAGACGGACAAGAATTTGCAACTACTAACGGTGATAGAGTAATGGAATGTCCTCCAGTTGAAGAGGAAACTGAGACTATACAAAAACCAAATGGTAGTAAAGAATTATTAAATAAAATAATTAATAAGAAAATGTAGGAGGAAAATCAAAATGGGAAAGAATTATGACTTTTCCGGTTGGGCTACTAAGAACGATCTTAAATGTTCAGATGGTAGAACAATCCGTAAAGATGCTTTCATTGAAAATGATGGAACACAAGTACCATTAGTTTGGAATCATCAGCATGACAATAGTGCTAACGTTCTTGGTCATGCTATGCTTGAAAACAAAAATGAAGGTGTTTATGCATACTGTTATTTCAATGATACAGATCAGGGAAAAAATGCAAGAGAATTAGTAAGACATGGTGATATTTCGGCGCTTTCAATTTATGCTAATCAGCTTAGAGAAAAAGCAGGTAATGTATTCCATGGTGCTATTAGAGAGGTTAGTCTTGTATTAGCAGGAGCTAACCCAGGTGCGTTTATTGATGACATTAGTTTTGCTCATAGTGAAGATTCTGACTATGATGCTATTATATTTACTGGTGAGGAAATTATAGTACATTCAGAAGAAGATGAAAATTCTCTTGAGCATGGTGATAAAGAAAAAGAGAATGAAAAAATGGGTGGAGACACTGAAGAAAAGAAAACAGCAGATCCCAATAAAGAAGAAACAGTTCAGGATGTATTTAATACATTGAATGAAAAACAGAAGACTGTTGTATATGCTTTAATTGGAGAAGCACTTAATAACAAAGGTAAAGAAAAAGAAGATGACTCTGAAGGAGGAGAAAAAGAAATGAAGCACAACGTATTTGATCAGGACAACAAAAACAATGATGAACTTATGCATGCAGCTATGGATACCATCATTGCTGATGGTAAGAGATTTGGTTCTCTTAAAGAATCATTCCTCGCACATGCAGATGAGTATGGTATCAGAGATATCGACTGGTTATTCCCAGAAGCTAAGAGAATCGATGGTAATGGAGCACCTCAGTTTATTAAGAGAACACCAGATGCATGGGTTGATGTAGTTATGAATGGTGTTCATTACACACCTTTCTCAAGAATTAAGATGATGTTTGCAGATCTTAGAGAAGATGATGCAAGAGCAAAAGGTTATGCTCAGAAGGGTAAACTTAAGAAAGAAGAAGTATTTGGTTTACTTAAGAGAACTGTAGAACCAACTACAATTTATAAGAAACAGAAGCTTGATAGAGATGATTTAATTGACATTACAGATTTTGATGTAGTTTCATGGCTTAAGTCTGAAATGAGAATGATGCTTGATGAAGAAATTGCAAGAGCTATCCTCTTCGGTGATGGTAGATCAGCAATCTCTGAAGATAAGATCTCTGAAACAAACATTATTCCTATTGTTAAGGAACAGCCATTATTCTTACTTCATAAGCAGGTTAATCCAGAACAGGGTGAATCATTCTCTCATGCATTTATTAATGCAGCTGTAAAGGGACAGGATGACTATGAAGGTTCAGGAGATACAATCCTCTTCACAGCTAATGAATACATTACAGATATGCTTCTTATGGAAGATAAAGATGGTCATAGAATGTATATGGATGTTAGAGATCTTGCACTTGCAATGTCTGTAAATAGAATCGTTAAAGTTCCAGCGTCTATTATTCCATCTGGAATTTATGGTGTAATTGTTGACCTTAAGGACTACAATGTAGGTGCTGATAAGGGTGGATCTGTAAACATGTTTGACGATTTCGACATTGATTACAACCAGCAGAAGTATCTTATCGAGACAAGATGCTCAGGTGCTTTAACAAAGCCATTCTCAGCAATTGTACTTGAAGCAGCATCTATTAGTGGTTAATTAAATCTAGGAGGTAAAATACCATGTCAAACATTGAAATCGTAAAGAGTGAGAAAGCTGAAAATATTGTAGAGAGAATTTATCTTGATGCGGATGATAAGAATGTAGGAATGAATATCGTATATATCGGAGAAGATGGTGTATACTATGATGCAGATCTTACTAAGAAGATTCCATCAGGAGATGTATTCCATATTTTCGCAGCAGGTGTTCTTGGCGTTGATGATGGTGTATTCTATACAGCTAAGTCTTGCACAAAAGAAGGAACAATTACTTTTAATAAGTAAAATCAAAATGAGGTAAAAATCGATGGCTAAATATTATGGAAAAGTAGGTTATGCATTATCTGCTGAAACCGCTAAAGGAGTTTGGACTGATACCATAACTGAAAGACAGTACTATGGTGATTTAGTCAGAGATACTACAAGTAAATGGTCACAAGGCGACAGTATTAATGATAATTTGGTTATTACAAATTCAATTAGTATTGTTGCTGATCCATTTGCGTATCAACACTTTTTTCAAATAAAATACGCAGAATTTGAGGGTGTTTTATGGAAGGTTAATTCAGTTGAAGTTAAGAGACCTAGACTTATATTAAATCTAGGAGGTGTATATAATGGCGAGTAGATTAGATTTTCATAATGTATTAGAAAAAACACTCGGTAATACAAATGTATATTTTCAGACACCTAAAAATATTCAATTAAATTATCCTTGCATTATTTACAAATTGAATGATATTGATGATAAGAAAGCAGATAACACTTCTTATATTAAAAGAAAGAGTTATCAGGTAACATTAATACATAAAGATCCAGATAATGAAATTCAAGATAAAATATTAGAATTACCATATTGTAAGTTTAATAATTACTTTTCTTCAGATAATTTGCATCATTATGTATATACTATATTCTTTTAAGGAGGAATTTAAACCATGGCTAGATTAGAATGGGATAAAACAGCAGAGAAACTTTATGAAACAGGTACATCCGATGTTGCGTTGTTTGTACAGAATGATCAGGGTGAATATCAGAATGGTGTTGCATGGAATGGTTGTACAGGTGTTAGTGAAGCTCCTGAAGGTGCAGAACCAACAGACCTTTATGCAGATAACATCAAATACCTTACAATGAGATCAGCAGAATCTCTTAAGGCTACAATCACAGCTTATATGTATCCAGATGAATATGAAGAGTGTGACGGTTCAGCTGAAATTTATGAAGGTGTAACAATTGGTCAGCAGGCTCGTAAGGCTTTTGGTCTTGCTTATAAGACAAAAGTTGGTAATGACGTAGTTGGTGATGATTTCGGTTATAAACTTCACATTCTTTATGGTTGTACATGTTCACCATCTCAAAAGGACTATAAGTCTGTAAACGATTCTCCAGAAGCTATTGAGTTCTCATGGGAGGTCACAACAAACCAGGTTACAATTGGTGAAATTGATGGTAAGAAGTTTAAACCAACAGCTTCAGTTGTTATCGATTCTACAAAGTATACAACACCAGAAGCTAAGGCTAAACTTGAGGCTCTTGAAGATTATATCTATGGTAGTGAATCAGCAGAGGCAATTCTTCCACTTCCAGCTAAGATAATCGAGATTCTTAAAGGCACATCAGCAATCGCTGGTTAATTATAAAAATCATAATGGCGGTATTCAGTAAGGCTGGCCGCCTTTTAATTTGAAAGGAGACTAAACACTATGTTAAAGAAAACTATTAAATATGAAGATTACGATGGAGAACAGAGAGAGAAGGACTATTTCTTTAATCTTAATAAATCAGAAATTATTGAATTAGAGATGTCAGAAGATGGTGGACTTGAAAATACTATTAATAAAATAGTACAGTCAAGAGAAGGCGGAAAGATAATGGCATTATTTAAGAAAATTATCTTAATGTCAGTTGGTGATAAGACAACAGCAGATAGATTCGTTAAAAATGAAGAAATTAGAAATGCATTTGAACAGAGCCCGGCTTATGATGCTTTATTTATGGAATTAATTTCCGATACAGAAGCTGCTGCTAAATTTATTAAAGGAATTATGCCTAAGGATCTTAATACAGATGAAGCAATTGCTCAGGCAAAACTTAAGGCATTACCTTCTGGAAACTAGGTAAATAGTTATGTATATTTGGCATGTAAAAGAAGATGATTTATTTAATCCTAAAACAGAAACATTTATACATATTAAAGAACAATATATACAATTGGAACATTCTTTAAAATCGGTTTATGAATGGGAATCTAAATGGAAGAAACCTTTCCTTTCTAAAGATGAAAAAAGTCTTGAAGAAACGATAGATTATATAAGATGCATGACGATAACTCCAAAGGTTAATGAACTTGTTTATAATATATTAACACAGGATAAGATAACGGAAATTTATAGTTATATAAATGACCCAATGACTGCTACTACTTTTACAAAACTTAATAAACCACATAGTAGAGAAATAATAACGGCAGAAATTATTTACTATGATATGATACAAATGCAAATACCTTTCGAATGTGAAAAGTGGCATTTAAATAAGTTATTAACATTAATAGAAGTATGTAGTAGAAAGAATGCACCAGCTAAAAAGATGAGTCAAAAAGAGATAATGGCAAGAAACAGATCTCTTAACAAAGCTAGAAGAGCCAAAACAGGAAGTAGAGGATAAACCAAATGGCTAATAATGAAAAAGTTATCGAAATAGTACAACATGGTAATTTTAAGAAGCTAGATGGTTATCTAGAAAGAATAAAAGAAACTGTTAGGCTTGGTGAATTAAATAAAATCGGTCAGCAGGGTGTAGATGCTTTAAAGGCTGCTACACCTAAAAAGACTGGTTTAACTTCCCAGTCATGGTACTACAAAATAGAAAGAACAAAAGGTGGAAATACTAAAATAGTTTGGTATAACTCTAATGTAAAAAATGACTATGCCAATGTTGCTATACTTTTGCAGTATGGACACGCTACAAAAAATGGTGGTTATGTTGAAGGAATAGATTATATTAATCCAGCATTAGAACCAGTGTTTAAAAAACTATCCGATGCAGCATGGGAGGTAATTAAACGATGAGTGAAATAATTGATGAAAAAGTCGTCGAGATGCGGTTTAATAACCAGCAATTCGAGAAAAATGTACATCAAAGTATAAATTCAATAAGAGAACTTAAAAAATCAGTACAAATGGATGAAGCAGCAAGAGGACTTGAATTGTTCTCAAATGCAACATCAAAATTAGGTGTTGATAGTATAAGTTCAATGACAAAAGAAACTGGAAAACTTAGTAATATATTTAGCAGTTTCATAAATCAAGTTGCAATAGGTGGTGTTAGAAAACTCGGTGAAGAGATAGAAACATCAATTATTGGTAAATTAAGAAAAATACCAGACTTAATAAAATCAATGTCAATTGATCAGATAAGTGCTGGATATTCTAAATTTGACGACAAGACAGTATCAGTTGCTACTCTTTTATCGCAAGGATATGGATTTGAAGAAGTAAATGAACAGTTAAATAGATTAAACTGGTTTACTGATGAAACCTCTTATAACTTTACTGAGATGGTTAAAAACATTGGTAAGTTTACTGCTTCAGGTAGGAAACTTGATGAATCAGTAACAGCTATGGAAGGTATTGCTACTTGGGCAGCACTTTCAGGTCAGAATGCTAATACAGCTTCAAATGCTATGTATCAGTTATCTCAGGCTATGGGTTCTGGCGTAATGCGTAAGGAAGACTGGAAATCTATACAGAATGCTAGTATGGATACCAGAGAATTCAGAGAACATGCAATAGAAGCAGCTTTAGCATTAGGAACTTTAAAGAAGAATGCAAATGGAAGCTTTACATCAACAGTAGGTGATGCTATATTTACTATAGATCAGTTTGCGGACAGTCTTACAGAAGGTAAATGGTTCAATGCTGATGTAATGATGAAAGTATTTAATGAATATTCTGCAGCTGTAGGAGAGTTGTATGAATACACGGATAAATACGGTATAACAGCTTCTGAAGCTATTGAACAGTTTGGAGAAAATGTAGACGAATTTGGACTCAAAGCTTTCAAAGCAGCACAGGAAGCAAGAACATTCACAGATGTAATAGATTCTGTAAAGGATGCCGTTTCAACTGGTTGGATGAATACATTTGAATTAATCATTGGTAATGAAATGGAAGCAGTTAAACTGTTTACATGGATGGCTAATGCATTATATGATGTGTTTGCAGAATCTGGTAATCTTAGAAATGAAGTACTAGAAGCATGGAAAGATAATGGAGGAAGAGAACAATTTTTCAGAGGTTTATTTAATATTTTAGAAGCAATTTCAAATATTATTAAACCAATTTCAGAAGCTTTTCATGAAGTGTTTGATACAATTAAAGAATCAGACTTCTCTGATTTATTTGGAGGAGCTGAATGGTTACCTGAAGTTACGGCGTATACACAATACATTACAGCTTTAGGCGATAGATTAAAAGATCTATCTACAAGATTTAATGAATTTACAAAATGTTTAATAGCCAATAAAGAAACAATGACAAAAATCAAAATGACAGTTTTGCCATTCTTTGAAATAATAAAATTTGCTCTTGATTTAGTTAAACTTTTTGTAAAAGAATTATTTGGTTTAGGAGGTGAAGCTAAAAAAATAGGAGGCTCATTCCTAGACCTAACAAGTACTATTGGAATGTACTTACATGTGATAATAGAAGTGATTAAAGAATCACAAGTATTACAATCAACTATAAAAGTAATTGTTACTGTTGCTAAAGTATTACTTGCTGTATTCGGAGAATTAGTTAAATTCTTAGCTTTATTAATCACATCATTAGATGTAAACAAAGCATTTAATAATCTAGAGAAA